GGAGACAATTCTATTTCCAATATATCAATGAAGATAGAATATTATAATGTCATATTACAATATCTTGAAGGAATCATAAAAATGATTGAGAATAGAAGTTATCAGATTAAGAATTCATTGGAGTATATGAGATTTCAGTCTGGATTGGGGTGATATATAGTTGTAGCAACATGAACACATGTGACTGATATTAAAATTTATAAGAAGAATGAGGTTTACATCAAGTTAGAATGTGAACCTCATATTTTGTATGAACTGCAAGAGTATTTTACTTTTGAGGTTCCTAATGCAAAATTCATGCCACAGAGAAGAAATAAGCATTGGGATGGAACTATTAGACTACTGTCTGTACATACAGGAGAGATCTATGTTGGTCTCCTAGACAAAGTTATAGAAAAAATTAAACTGCATAATTATACTTACGAATTTGTAAACAATAAGTATTATGGTCTCCCATTTGAGATTAATGAACATATATCCTTAGAAGGTGTTAAGGATTATATGAATTCCATATGCTCATTTGCACCAAGAAGTTATCAGATTGAATGTGTATATGATGCTCTGAGATATAATAGAAAATTGCTGATCAGTCCAACTGCATCAGGTAAGTCTTTGATGATTTATTCTATTGTCAGATATTTTGAGGCAAAGGAACTAAGAACTTTGATTGTTGTTCCAACAACAAGTCTTGTAGAGCAAATGGTAAATGATTTTAATGATTATGGGTGGGATGCTGATAACTATTGTTATAAAATTTATGCAGGAAGAGAAAAGGAAAATAATCATCCAGTTACTGTGACAACTTGGCAATCCATTTACAAGTTAGACCGTTCATTCTTTGAAAATTATGATGTTGTAATTGGTGACGAGGCGCATCTTTTTAAAAGTAAGTCGCTAATTAATATTATGTCTAAGTTGCATAATACAAAATATCGTTTTGGATTTACTGGAACACTTGATGGAACTCAAACTCATAAATGGGTTCTTGAGGGATTGTTTGGGCCTTCATATAAAGTTACTAGAACATCTGAATTGATGGAGAAAGGTATTATATCAACTCTTGATATCTTTTGTCTATTATTAAAGCATGGAAGTAGAAAGTTTGAAACTTATGAAGATGAAGTTCAATATTTAATTGGAAATGAAGGAAGAAACAAATTTATTAAGAATCTAGTTTTGGATCTGAAGGGAAATACCCTGGTTCTTTTTTCAAGAGTAGAAACTCATGGCAAGATCCTATACGATATGATAAATAATAATGCAGGAAACAGAAAAGTTTTCTTTATTCATGGTGGAGTTGGTGTAGACGAAAGGGAAAAAGTAAGAGAAATAACTGAAAGAGAAAATAATGCTGTGATTGTTGCTTCTTATGGAACGATGAGTACAGGTGTAAATATAAAAAATCTACATAATGTAATTTTTTCATCTCCAAGTAAATCTAGGATTAGAAATCTGCAAAGTATTGGAAGAGTTCTAAGAAAGTCAAAAAATAAAAATAAGGCAGTCTTATATGACGTAGCAGACGATTTGACATTTAAGTCATTTAAAAATTATACCCTCAACCATTTTATAGAAAGAATTAAAACATATAACGAAGAAAATTTTAATTACGAAATAATACCAATCAATTTAAAGTAGTAATGATAGAAGAAGAATTTTATGCAACGATAAAATTTAAAAATGGAGAAGAGGTTTTTACTAAGGTATCAGTATGTGATGAAGATAGTATTTTTTTGATTCTTCTTCATCCATTAATTATAACTGAAATTAAGGAAAGAAATAAATCAGTTGGATTTAAAGTAGAACCTTGGTTAAAGACTGCAAGTGATGATACTTTTATTATATCTCTTGATGACATAATCACAATATCTGAAACTGATAACTTAGAAATGATTATGACTTATAAATCTTATGTTAGACAAACAACAAAGACTAAGAATGTAGAATCTAAGATCAATCGTAAGATGGGATATATAGGATCTATTAGTGAAGCTAAAGAGATGTTAGAAAAGATATTTAGAAATAACTCTTAGTATCTTAAAGCCTTAATGTTCCTTTCAACCCTGACAAAGATATTCTACTGCCAATTTGAATACTTGTCAACTTGCCAAATATTTAATAAGGTGGTATTATGTTTATACGATGATAGATAGATAAATGATTACCACAAATGTAATGACAAAAAGAAAAAGATCCATTCACTATGTGAATAATAAAGAGTTTCTTTCGGCTTTAATTGACTACCGTAATGATGTTGAGGTGAGTTATATAAAGAAATATGGAAGAGAACCCACTAAGGATGACAGAGGAACTAGATGGGATACTAAACCACCAATTCCAAATTATATTGGAGATTGCTTTTTAAAGATTGCAACTCACTTATCATTCAAACCAAACTTTGTAAACTATATGTTTAAGGATGATATGATTTGTGACGGTATTGAGAACTGTGTTCAGTATATTCATAACTTCAACCCAGAAAAATCTCAGAACCCTTTTGCATACTTTACTCAAATTATTCACTACGCATTTTTGAGAAGAATCCAAAAGGAAAAGAAGCAGATTGAAATTAAGAATAAGATTTTAGAAAAGAGTGGTTATAGTGAAGTCTTTGAAGGTAGCATGATTGACGGAGAGAACTATTCCGACTATAATCAAATTAAGGATAATGTTCATAGCAAATTGAGAAGTTAATGAAGGTTGCAATCATTACTGATACCCATTGGTGCGCTAGAAAGTCTTCTAAGGTATTCCAAGATTATTTTGAGTTATTCTATAAAAACGTGTTTTTCCCGACGCTGGAACAGTACGGGATTACCACTGTTATTCATATGGGTGACGCATTTGATTCTAGGAAATCTATTGATCTTTCTGGTCTAGAATGGACAAAGAGAGTTGTATTAGAACCTCTGTCTAAGTATGATGTAACTTTAATTACTGGGAATCATGACTGTGCGCTAAAAAATAGCAACAGAATTAACTCCCCAGATCTTTTGCTCAAAGAATATGAGAACATTAAAACTTATAGTGAACCAACAGAAATTAATATTGGTGGTTTAGATATTCTACTTTTACCCTGGATTAATCAAGAAAATGAGGAAACAACTTTTAAACTTATTGAAAAGACAACTAGCAAGTGTGCGATGGGGCACCTTGAACTCGCAGGATTTAGAGTTAATAAACAAATCGTCATGGAGCATGGTTTGGAAAGCAAGTTATTTGCGAAGTTCTCCAAGGTCTTCAGCGGTCACTATCACACTAGATCGACTGACGGAAAAGTATTCTACCTAGGAAATCCTTATGAAATGTTTTGGAGTGATGTGAAGGACGAAAGAGGTTTTACTATTTTTGATACTGAAACTTTAGAGCATATTCACATAAACAATCCAAACCGTTTATTCTATAACATTTATTATGACAATAGCAACTACCAAACTTTTGATACAAGAGAGTATGAAAATAAAGTAGTAAAGGTAATTGTTAGGAAAAAAGATGATCCTAAAAAGTTTGATAAGTTTATTGATAAATTATATTCTTCAAACATAAATGAACTTAAAATTGTTGAGACCTTTGACATTTTAGAATCTAATGATTGTGAGTTGGATGAGTCAGAAGACACTTTGACTATTCTCAATAAATATGTTGACGATTCAGAAATAAATCTTGATAGAAATAAAATAAAGAATATTCTTAAGGAAATCTATCAGGAGTCTTGCGAAATGGTTTAACATGTTTATTTTAACTATATCTGGAAGAGAAGATGAAGGAGCATATTCAGTAACTGATGAAGATGGTGATAAGATACTCTATATCTTTGAGGAAGAAGATGATGCGACAAGATTTGCTATTCTTCTTGAAGGATCTGGATATCCAGAGATACATGTGATAGAAATGGAAAATAATTTGATTTTAAAAACTTGCGAGATGTATGGATATCTCTACACTATAATAACCCCAGATGATATTGTAATTCCACCTGAAGATAATGATAACTTTCAAAAAGATTCGTTGGCGTAATTTTTTAAGTACAGGAAATAGTTTTAATGAAGTAAATCTTCAAGGAAGTGGAACTAATCTTATTATAGGAAACAATGGATCTGGTAAATCTACAATTCTTGACGCACTTACATTCTCCCTTTTCGGAAAACCTTTTAGGAAAATTAATAAACCTCAACTAAAAAACTCTGTAAACGAAAAGGAATGTGTAGTTGAAGTTGAGTTTACTATTGGCAAAACTGAATGGAAAATTATTAGGGGAATAAAACCTAATGTATTTGATATTTGGAGAGACGATAAGTTGCTTGACCAGGCAGCAGCATCTTTGGACCAACAGAAGTGGTTTGAACAAAGTGTAATTAAAATGAACTACAAGTCTTTTACTCAGATTGTAATTCTGGGTAGCAGCACTTTTGTTCCTTTTATGCAGTTGTCGGCAGCAAATAGAAGAGAGGTTATTGAAGACCTTCTTGATATTAAAGTGTTTTCTTCTATGAATTCTATTATCAAAGATAGAATTAAGTTAACCAGAGATGAGATTAAAACTCTCAATCTTAAAAAAGAATCTTTATCCGATAAAGTTGGAATGCAAAAAAACTTTATTGAAGAACTTGAGAATCGTGGTAATGCCAATATAAATGCCAATAAAGAAAAGATTGCCAATCTAGATAAAGAAATTGGCGATTATGATGATGCTAATGAGATTATAGAATCTTATCTGGTTCAATACACAAAAGAGCAAGAATCTTTGGTTTCTGTTGGAGATAAGTTAAAAAAACTCAATAACATGAAAGGTAAGATTTCTCAAAAGGTATCAACTATCACACAAGAACATAAGTTTTTTAATGAGAATTCGGTATGCCCTACATGTACACAGTCTATTGAAGAAGAGTTTAGAATAAATAGGATTAAGGACGCTCAAAATAAAGCAAAGGAGTTGCAATCTGGTTACAAAGAACTGGAGGAGGCAATTAAAGAGGAAGAAGAGCGAGAGCGTCAATTCATTGCTCTATCTAAGGAGATTACAAAATTAACGCATGGCATTTCTCAAAACAACATTAAGATTTCTGGGTGTAGAAGACAGATCCAAAATTTGGAATCTGAAATTCAAAGAATTACCGAACAGTTACAAAACAGAAATTCTGAACATGAGAAGTTAAGTTCCTTTAAAGAAAATCTAAAAACTACATACGAAGAATTAGAATCTAAAAAAGACACAATTAACTATTACGACTTTTCATATAGTCTACTTAAAGACGGTGGAGTCAAATCCAAAATCATTAAGAAGTATCTACCGCTGATAAATCAGCAAGTCAATCGTTATCTACAAATGATGGACTTTTACATTAACTTCACACTTGATGAGGAATTTAACGAAACCGTCCAGTCACCAATTCACGAAGACTTTTCATATGCTTCCTTTAGCGAGGGTGAAAAAATGAGGATAGATCTTGCACTCCTTTTCACTTGGCGTGAGGTTGCAAGAATGAAGAACTCAGTAAATACAAATCTTCTTATCATGGATGAAGTTTTTGATAGTTCTCTTGATGGTTTTGGAACAGAAGAGTTTCTTAAGATTATTCGTTATGTAATTAAGGATGCCAATATCTTTGTTATTTCTCATAAAGTTGGTCTTGAAGATAAATTTGAAAATGTTATAAAGTTTGAAAAGGTAAAAGGTTTTTCTATAACAAAATGAGTAGTTTTTGTGAGA